TGATGCCGGGGGAAGTGCCCTCGGTCCAAGTAACGCCGCCGTCAGTGGAGTATCGGAACACCGCTGCGCCCGAACCGCCTGTTACGGATATCTCACCACCGGGGAGGCGTTCGGCCATCATTGCCCAAGTGGAGCCGATGCTTTCAACCACTACATCGCCGTTGGGTAGTACGGTCAGGACGGTTCCGGCAGGCGTCTCACCCCCACGTTGACTGGGTTGATTTACATAAGTGTTAAACATCAGGCTCTCCTAATTAAACTAGGAGGGTACCAGCGGCCCCACCTGACAAAACAACTACACCACCGTTTTGCCCTACAAAAATAGGAAGTGGATGAAATACGCCAGCAGTAACTGGGAAAGCAACAACAATGTCATTGCCAAGATGGTCATCAACGGCAAGTGTGCCAGAGACCGTACAGATAAAGCCAGCCAACGAAGGACCATTCAAAGTCAAGGTACTATTGGCTGCCATAAGGCGAGGAGAATATCGTTCTTGTACGACCATGAATAATCCTTATATAAATATATAGAGAAAGGAGAGGGCCGAAGCCCTCCCCAGTATTTATTACTGACCGTTAATACGGACCAGACGACGACGATCACGAACGTTAGCCGAAAGGACAACATCAAATCGAACGTCATGCGTACCGGTTGCGAAGTTGGAGTTCTTCCACATACGAACCGAAAGAGGAACCTTAGTAAGGCTCTTACGCATACCCTGACCAGTAGCAGGCATAATCAGATCAGCCGTGTTTACTTGGATAGCGTCCTTGCTCAAAAGAACACGAGGCTTATAGTCAGTGGCCGCAGTACCTGTCCAAGTAATAGCAGCGTTATCTGCTGGAGCTGCCGTTACGGTAGCATGTGCAGTATTGACATTGATATCAGCACCAGAACCCGAACCGGGAACGATGATGGCTGGGAAGATACGCATTGCAGCAATCGCACCTGCGGTAGCCGTGTAGTCACCTACGACACGGAACTGTTGCAAACGAGCAAGAGAAGCACCAAGGCGATTATCATACGCAAAGACGCCAGCGATAGTGAAGGTTTCACCATCTTTAACAGTCTGCGTACCAGTAAGACCATCAATAGAAATAGTCTGCGTCATATACTGACCCGGAGCAGGGCTGGTTGCGACAGCTCGATAGTTGACGTTAAGAGCAGCGCCGTTGATAAGAGCTGCGCCAGAAGCAACACGAGTGCCAACAGTAAGCGTTGGGAGCTGCTGCGTAAACATCGTAGGAACACCACCGACCTTACCAGTGAAGCCTTCACGGTAGATACCAGAAGCGATATCATCGAGAGCAGGCAAACCAACGATATTGGAAGCAAGAGCCGCCTGATCGCTGTAGGTAAGGATTGCGCGAAGGTCACTATCCGAAACGCCTTCTTCCTTCAGTCGGACGTAACCAGCCGTGAAGTCATCAAGCGAGTCAACAGCGTTGCCTGCCGTACCAACCCAGTTGTTTGACGCAAGAGCTGCGTAGCGCAAAATATAAGCGTCAATCTTTTCCGCAAGGTTAGTTGCAGCATTCTTAATTGCTTCAGACTCACGAGCCTCACCGAGGTCACGAATCTTAACGAAGTCACCCCAGCCCATGCTTGAACCGAACACCTGATTAACAGTGAACTGTTCTGAACCGAACACGCTGTCTTGCGTGCCCGAGCTAAGGTCTTGCACACCAGAGGTAGTTTGAGTGATGGCGTAGCGAGGGCCAACCTGTTCAACAACAGTCAGCGCGTTACGGTCATTCATCTCATTGTCGTACTTACGCCAAGTCACAAGGTCCTTAGCAATAAGGTTATTTTGAAAAGTTGCGGCAAAGGCATTTAGAACCAGTTTTGCCTGATCAACAGCTACAGTACCCATTATTTATTTCCTTTTGTTAACGCCCTCGTCGCTTAAAGAAAGCTTTCTCGAAGGCTTCTAGATCATCTGTATCGGCAGCAATGTCCTTAGCCGGGCTGTTCCCACGATTGAGATTAGCAGGTGGCTGTGGAGCATTTGATACCTTAAGCTTCTTTTCCTTCTTCTCTTCTACGAAAGTAGAGAATCGGGCCTCAAGTTGGTACAAGCGGCGTAGCGCTACTTGTGGACCAGCGTTCACAATATCCTGTGCTTCCTTGGGGTTACTAGCAAGATGATAAAAAACATCAGTCCCGTTTTCCATGGACATAATAGTTTCAGCAAGGAAGTCGCCGTAATCTGGGTCGATATCTTGTACAACTACTGCAAGCTCTTGAGCTTTTTCTTGGTAGTCAGGATAACGCTCCTGTGACGATTGTACTTTCTCTGACCACTCTTGAGCGAGCTTAGCTTTCTCAAGGTTCTTTTGTTCTTCCTGTACTTGTTTAGCCTGTTCTGCCTTAGCGAGTTCTGCTTCCGCCCTGATTGTATAACGAGTCAGGTCTCGAATGTATGTCGGATCGAATTCACCAAGGGGATATTTTGGATCACCATTTTCATCTGCTTCATCAGGCTGAGGAGAAGAATCTTTTGGTTCCGTGACAGGCTTTACTTCATCGGTCTTGCCTTCCAGCTTAGCCAGAGTCTCTTCCAGTTTCTTGAAAAGGTCATCCCTTTCCCGTTCTGCTGTACGAGCTTTGTCTGTAAGCTGATCAATACGTTCTTGGAAACGGGTCTTAGGTTTAGGAGCAGGCTGCTCGTCTTCATCGTTATCAGCCTCTTCATCTACCTTGTCTTCTGTTTCCTCCGGAGTATCATCCGGTTCCACCTTCTCTTCTACGTCTTCCTGTTCGATCTCTGCTTCATCTACCTTGGCCTCGGTAGGTTCGTCAGGTTTCTGTTGGCCGAACATCATCTGCTCAAAAGCATTTAGATCGTCAGTATCAGCAGCGATTGGGGTGTTTGGGTCTGTCATAAGTTTTAACGGTCCTTATACCGGTGCCGACGTTGATTGCGACGATTGCTTCGAGGTGTCGGTTTTCCCCTTGGCTGTCGAAAGTTTAACTGAGTGATCGAGGATATTCTTAATAGCTGTCATTTCCATTTGGTTGCCATCAACCTCGTGGTCAGACAGAGCTCGAATCCTCTGTGTTTCCGCATTGTACGCATCAACAATTAACTTCTTCTCTTCGATTGTAAGATCAGCCTTAAGAGCTTGATTTTCCAATGTCATCTTCTGAAGTTGTTCTTGCATCTTTTGAACCATCTCTGGATCAGGCGGAGGATTACCACCACCTTCTTCGCCCGGCTCAAGGAACTGCGGAGGAATTGTTTTCTTAAGACGATCAGCAAGCTTGTCAGCTCCCGGCCAATCCTGTGCTTTAGCGATAATATCACCAGCCACTTGGATAAGCTGAGGCCATACTTGAATAGCTTCCATCATTGACTGAGCTGCTTCTACCCTGCGGGTAGTGTAACTCGTACCAGAAGTGATTGCTACGTCATAGTTGCCAATCGAAAGGTTAGGAGAATCAGGATCGTTTGGATCGTTGATACGAGCAAACTTAACTGCTTCGTCTTCACCGATGATTCGTACAATACGAGTACCATCGTAAATCTGTGAGATAAGCTGGTTAACTACATCACCCGCTTCAAGGACTGCTGCGTTACCATGATCGTAATAAGTAATAGAAGCAATGTCCCCTTCACGTTGACGAGCCTGAATTGCTCGACCAGAAGTTTCATTACTCTTAACACCCAACGAAGCATCATGAATACCAGTAACGTCTTTCATATCCTGCGCGTTTACAGCTGACTCGTTAAGGAGTGCAGCCTGTGGGGCAGGAGGCTCTAGGCGTTCGGGTGGAGCTGTAGCATCGTCGTTGTAGATCAAAAGAGGATCACGGCTAAGGTGAGCCTTACGGAACTGCTCTTCACGGCCTTCCACAGCGCTCTCAGGGGCAATCCACTGAGCCTTGGGGGCATACCCTAGTTGTTCGGCTGCAACGCTTCTCCAGAAGTTCTTGAGGCGTACAGCGTCCTTCATGAAACGAACCAGCCCGTACCTGACCCTGCGGCCATTAACGTTTACCACTCGTCCCGACATGCGAACAATTGGGACGCGGTTAAGCTGGTACTCGTAAGGGCCACTTAAGATATCAAAGCCAGTTACAAGATGCATCTGAGCATACGTACAAGGAGCCATACGAGACTTAAGGGGTTGTCCGTGTTTCTGAATCAATTCATCAAAGTTGTCTTTATCAATGAATAGAGTAGAACCATCTTCAAACAAGCAAAGCAGACGATCTCGTTCGATCATCCGCCAGTATTCCGTTACACGGTATCCTTCATCTGAAATCCAACCACCTGTGTAAAGTGTGCTGTAAAGATCAGTGTTCATTGTAGAAGCGTCTGACTTAGGCCACTTCCGTTCAAATTCTTTCTTGCTGAGTCGATCATCAACAAAAACATGACGGGCATCGCGGCCTGTTGGATCAACGCAGAAGCGATCCCATATGACAGCAAGAGCATCATCAATCGGTTCAAGAGTAATTTCTTGGTCGAATGCGTCATTGCGGGCGTATCGAACTGCTACTCGAAGAGCTCCATCACCACACTGTACCATGCTCTCGAATGCGTTGTTAAACACACGGTCTGAACGAGACTTAGTTTGGATTGACCTAATGAGGTCTCCTCGTACGTCAGCGATGTCTGTGTCGCCATCTTCAGCTGGCAGCACTTTAATACCATTCTTGTTCTGTCGCCAATCTCCTACAAGTTGAGCCACAAACTGAGGAACGGAATTAATAACAAGGCAAGGGAGGCCTTTACGATGTTGAAGAACAACCGGATCCCACTGTTCACCAGCTGCAAACTTCTTGTCATCAAGAGCCGCATCACGGTTGTGTCGATCAGCTTCGATATCCAATTCATATTCAGAGCGCATATCCTCAAGGAAATCTTCAACCGAGTCAAAGCCCTCAGGGACGTAATTTTTCTTTACATCATCTTCGTACTCAAGAGAGTCTACGCCCCGAGCTTCTTCTGCCATAGTTTATCCAATCATCCATGAGTTAGGCGTGTCATCAGCAACATGAGGAACATACACAGGTGAAGCCTCCTGTTCTATTCTTCCACGTCCTTTGTTAGGATCACGCTTACGTGCTGTTATCTTATCGAAGAGTTCTGTGAACCCCCATACAAGGGCATCTACTCTATCAGGTGATCCCATTGCTTTAGAACGAAAACTGTCAATAGAGAAGATACACATTTGATCTTCTAGTTTGTCATGCCGTCCAATGTGGTGGATTCGACCTTGTTCGTACAGAGCAGAGATTGGTTCAGCTCGAACCACCTTACCTCTACTTGCGTGTACGAGAGAGAGTGGGACGGTCCTGTCTACAGCTTTAATAACTGAGGAGACCATATCACCACCTTGATTCTTTTCGGCGATTATTCGATCCGCAGAATACTTACGATATAACTGTACAGTTTTTCTAGCCCACTCTTCAGGCGATCCTTTAAGCGAACCGTCTTCAAGTACGTAACCTCTAGCGTAGCCGTCAGAGTCCCGTGCAAGCGCGACAACCACGATTCCGGTTTCGTCACTTCCTTCTTCGTTTGAAGTGGCAGGATCAACTGCGACGAGGATTCTTTCGAGGTCTTCCGGGGCTTCTTTGAGGCGGTATTGGTCAATGTCTTCTCTCTTCCATAATGCGCCGGGGATGTCCCCGAGGATTTCACCTTCTAGTTCCTGTCGTCCAAGTCGTGTACCACCGTAGCGCTCATACAACTGTTTGACAGTGTTCTTAGCAAGGTTGTCTGCGTTGTCTAATGTGGAACCATGTGTAATAACTGTATCTGAATCAGCCATTAGCTTTTTAATAAGAGGTAATGGTCGAGGAGTTGTAGTTACGAGACACTGTGGGTGATCGCCTAGACGTAGACCAAACTGTGTCTGATCCCAAGCGTCTTGTAGATACTCGAACTTAGCAAGTTCATCCACCCAAGCAAAGTGATGCTGTGGGCCACGTAGCTGATCAGGGGTAGTGCCGTTATAGGTATACGCCTTACTTCCGTTAGGCCATGTTAGGCACCGATTAGTAGGTGACCAGCTATCTTCTGTCAAAGTAGGATCACAATTAAGGAGACCTGAATCACCCTTAATCATAACGTCTCTGGCGTCAGCCGCGGTCTCAGCTACTAGAGCGATTCGGCAGCCCGGATGTTTGTGAGCGAGTTCTCTTACCCATTCAGCACCCATCCGGGTCTTACCAAATCCACGACCTGCCATAACAAGCCATGTGTTCCATGTACCTTCAGGAGCTAACTGATTAGGTCGTGCCCAGAAGGACCAATCCCATTTAAGCTGTGCTTTCGCTTCGTCCGTCAGGGAACTTAAGTACTTCTCCTGTTCCTCCGGACTTTGCGAGGCGAGCCATGCGGCTGCTGAAATCTGCTGCATCTTGCTTCACCTTTTGTTCGTGGACAATAGCACCACCGTCTGGACCAGATATTTCTTGACGCTCAACAAACATACCAAGATGTTTAGCGAGTAGCTCAAGACCTCTTAGAGTCGCTCCGTGGTTGTCTTGGGTTTCTGCTTTTTCTACCGTACGGACAAGTTTACGAAGAACGTACTCTTTTGTAACATTCAGTTCACGGATTCGTTTAGCAGTTAGTTCATCAATAGCTTTTTTAATATGGGGTTTAAGGCGCATTTCAGAAGCGACCTTATTTAGGTTGTCTCCTTTATAACCAGCCCTTCGAGCCGCCTCTGTAGCATTGCCATCGGAATCAACAAACGACTCAACGAATAGCTGCTGTTTTAGAGTGAGCTTAAATTCTCTTTCTTTTCTCTCAGTCACTCTTGTTCTTCTTTCCTGCGGATTTCGTACGAGGGTAAGACCTATTCTCTGTCTTAGACCCTACAGCAAGGTTGCTAGACGAGTTATTCATAGGGTTACCATTCTTATGCATAACGTCTTTACCGTCACCCTTACTAGCTTTGCCTGCTTTAATCATCTTAGCGCGGGCTGCATTACGGGCTGTTCGGCGTTTAACTTGTGATGGTTTTGCGTTGTACTTTTTTTGGGCTGCTTGGCGAGCCGGAGTATTCTTAAGCGTAGCCAACGGTTCACCTCCATAATATGTAATTCGTAGAGCTTATAACGTATTATACCACATATCGGCTCCGTTGTCAACAAAAATCGTACAAGAAATTTAAACTATTTTATAAGTGATTGTTTTTAAAAGAATGTTTTTATAGGGTTTGACACCCTGTGTGGGCATGAGGGTCTTTAAATTTCGTACAAGGAAGAACCCTTAAATTTCAATTAATTATAAAATAAATAAAAATAGTTCTTGACACCACGCTTAAAATGTGGTATAATCCTTATATAGAGTAGCTTAAAAGAGATTTAAAGAAAAATAGTTAATAGTAAGTTATTAAGAAATAGTTAATAAACAATCTATTAAACAGTTATTCTTAAACAATCTCTATAAAGAATCATATATGTAGCCCTGAGCTATGCCCAATTAACACTAACTCATACAAAGAAAGGAGGTCACCTTTGTTCACTCTTGTAAACAACTGAAGGGAGGTGATCAACCGTATCTCTTGTAAGGGCTTCTATCCAACTCCATCGATACCCTCTGGGCGTCTGGGGCGACGGTAGGAGCCCTTCTTGTTTGTCAATACTTCGTATATCCTTTATTTTCCCCTAGGAAGCTCATACAGAGCATGCAAGGTCACTGGCGCTATCCATGTGGCCTATTTTTGT